ATGGAACATTACGGTCTTATCCGTGAAAAAGGTCAACCAATTGATTACCGTCACTCTTGGGATAACAGTAACTTATTCTCTGCTTGGTTCTTTATTGAAATCGGTAGACAAGGTGACCACCATGACCGTGGCGAAACTCACTTCTGGGAATTAGATGAAGTCGGTTCTCCTAATGCACGTTTAGGTTATTTCACTGAGTTCGTAGTAGCACTGTTCCCACCTTTATATCATGCTATGATGAAGAAGAAGTTAGCAACATGGGATAGAGATTTCGCTACTGAAGGCGAATTAGAGATTGCGGCTAAGATAAATGAGCAAGCAGGTTATACAATGCCTGAAGGTCACAACTCTTATAAGGCAATCTAACCCTACTAAAAACGTAAATAGCACTCACAAAAAAGCCCCCAAGGATATTTTCCAAGGGGGCTTCTTTTTGCCTATAGTTTAGTGAACCTTTTCTTTTGTACCTAACATTGCACCTATCTGAGATTCTAAAATATCAACTAACTCTTTCATCTCAAGATAGTCTTTAGCCCAGCGTACTGGGTCTGCCTCCATTGCATTAGCTAAGTCGTTTACATCTTGTTCAATCATACCTCTACCCCTGTACATGAGTCCATAATCATTACATATAAGTCTTTTGGTTTTATTTCTGGGCTAACTCCATCGTACACCATATCTATTACCTCCAACATAGGTTTTATTAAAGGTATTGGAGTATGCTTTAAAGCCCTAACCTTCATATCATTTTTAGTAATGTTATACTCCACTCTCATTCTCTGCACTGTACTAGCCATAGAACTAACCACGTTGCATTGATACTCTGTGGGTGGTTCATCAGCACTAGCTATACTGGATACTGTTAATAATAAACCTAATACTAACACTTTTAAATATTTCATACCCTACCCCTCACAAGCTACACACTCACCAGTTGAACCACGAACCCCTGCTTCACTACGTATGTAGTACAGGGACTTAATATACTTATCTTTAAATGCCAGCTTATGCACTCTACTAATCTCCTCTTCTGGAGCATCTGCTGGGAAGAATAGGTTGAGGCTTTGTGCTTGACATATAAACTTCTGTCTTACACTAGCTAGCCTAATCAATACCTCTTGGTTAATCTCAAAGGAAGTTTTGAACACTGCCTTCTCTTCATCAGTTAGCCAGTCTACTAACTGTACTGAACCGTTGTCTGCAATAATAGCGTTGATGTTGTCATCGTTATAAACACCCTTCACTCTCATCAAGTCTACTAACACAGGGTTGATACGGTTAATCTCTCCTGCTGGACTACCCTGTACAAACACATTCTTATATACAGGCTCGATACCCTGACTAACACCACCACAAATAAGTGCACTAGAACTGTTAGGAGCGATGGCTAGGAGGTGTGTATTACGTACCCCTGTACCCTTACACCACTTAGGCTCTCCCTTCGTCTTAGCGAGCCACTCAGAGCCTTTCTTAGCCTCCTTCTGAATACCTTTAAAGATAGTAGAGTTTAACATGTGTGCTTCCATTGATTCAATATCAATCATGTTCTGTTGTAGGTAGCTGTGGAAACCTAGTGTACCTAGACCCAAAGCCCTACCACTCTCTGTAAAGCGCACTGCTTTCTCTAAACCTTTAATGCCCCTACCCATCTGTATAAACTCTTCAGCTACACAGTCTAGGAATACAATAGCATTTTGTACTGCATCTGTATCTTTCCACTCATCATACTTAGCCAAGTTCATAGAACTGAGCACACACGTAAAGGTATGGAACTCATCAGCAGGTAGGGTTATCTCTGTACATAGGTTAGAAGCCTTTACAGTTAAACCATGAGTTCTGTACGCCTCTGGATTAGCCCTGTTCATTCTATCTATAAATACAAAGTAACCTTTACCTGTTACCATCTTAACTTTAAGCGCACGTTGGTATCGACTAACAGCCTCTTCATCACCTGCTTCTAATTGCTCGATGAACTTATCTGTTACTAGCCAACCAATGTTACAATCATCTGGGTTGTTTAATGTATGTGCTGCCACTTCCCAGAAGTCTGTGTGCTCTAGTTCGATGTATCCTGCCCACGCACCTCTTCGTGTATTTCCTTGCGACACATCTCTGCTAAGCTGGATATAGTCTCTAAGGACTGGCAATACCCCAGAAGCATTACCTCCTGAACTGATGGAATCTCCTCTGCCTCTAATTGCGCCAAGATAAGATGAAGTTCCGAAACCGTTTTTTGTAAGTATTGCAGTTTCTTTTTGTGATTCGTAAAATTCATATACACTATCTCCTACGTAGTTACCTGAACAACTAACTGGACATCCTCTGTTTGTGCCCATGTTAGCTAAGACTGGTGTAGAACAAGCTAGGTGTCCAGACCAGAGCAGGTTAAAGAATACTCTATCCCAATGGTCTTTGTCAACACCCATGTGTTTAGCTGCTGTACTACTTATGCGTTTATAAATACTATATAAGTCTGGGCACTCCTCTGTTGTGTACTTCTCTTTAAGTAACTGCCAAGCAGAGGTACTATACCATTGTGGTAGTTTCCCTGTAGCTTGTAGTTGCTTTCGTTCTGCGCTTAGTTCTTCGTATATACTCTTCATATTACCATGCAAACCTTGTCTCTTGCCAATCCCTATTATAACTGTTCCCCTGTTTATGGAAGAAGTCATGTAGTTGTGGCGTGTTAATGTTTTTGTAGAACCACTTGGAGATAGGGTCATAGTCTACCTCATATAGTGGGTCTAGCTTTAGTTGTTCAAGACAGAGGTTTAACCTAGCTTGAATAAAGTTCTTCATCTGTAAGTCTGTGACACCTCTAATCTCACCCTTCTCAAATATCATATCAATGATACGGGACTCATGCTCATAGATTTTACCACAGGTCTTATAGATTTTCTTATCTAGTTCTTTGTTGTCTAGCTGTTCACTCTCTTCTCTTAATGTATTGAATAACCAAGCACCTGCTAGACTGTGTATGTTCTCATCCCTTACACTGAAGTTAATACCTGCTGCCATGTTGACTAACTTGTTCTTACCCTCAGCTTGAAAGTGCTTTAGAAAGGCGAAGTTAGAATACAGTACAGCACCCTCTACAATAGAACCAACTGCTAGTGAAGCTAACATATCATCACCATCAAACTGCCTATCTAACCAGTCCATACGACCACGTAAGGTCTTATCTTCTACATAACTATTATAGAACTCCTCAGTGTTTAGGTTCAACACTTCGTTAATCTTGTTATAGAAAGGTGCGTGTACGTTAAGTTCAAACATACCAAACACAGAAGCCATACGCTGTATCTCTGGTCTTTGGAACTTCTTACGAATAAAGTCTAACCAGTAGTCATTACCTACGTGTGTTTCATACAAGGTAAATAGTTTTAGTACAGTAACTACACCGTGCATCTCTGCCTCTGTCAGATTGTTGTGTAGGTCATGTAAGTCCTTATCCATACCAATCTCTTTAGCAGTCCAGAAGATGTCCTCTTGCAACTCTGCAAACTGCTCTGCCTGTGGATATGCAATAACGTAAGCCTCTTGTTTGTCTGTAATCATTTACTCTTCCTTTACAAATATGCCATCTATCATCTGACCCCTACGGTCTTTGATATCATTATACGCGTGTTCTAAACATTCATCAATAGATAATTTATGTCTCTCTGCTATGTTGATTAGCACTACAATAATATCGCCAATATCATCAATAGGACTTTGCCCTGTAGATAATGAGTCTACTAACTCAGTTACCTCTTCGATTAACTTCTTTACTTGTGCCTGGTCATTAGAGCCATTGATTAAGTTCCTTGCATAATGCCAGTTAGTTATCTTCTTAATAGTAAACGTAGCCTTTGGGTTTTCATTATTCGTCATTCCAATCTTCCTCTTCCATCATCTGTACTACCTCTACCTTATACACAAGTCCGTAACCAATAATCCACTGCACTAAGAATACGTGTTCGTATACTTTATACTTGGGATTAAATATATCATTGTAATCTACATAAGTTGTAAACCCTATAAATGGTAGCCAGAAGCCAAATAGGTTTTTACCAAACAACTTAATACGGTTGTTAGTATCCATATTACCTACTCCAGTTTTCTAATATCTTCTCCAAGTAGTGAATAGCTTTCTTAATATCTTCTTTTCTATTACCCTTATTCCTAAGTAAATACTTTAAGACGTTACCTTCGTAGAAGTTTAGGTGGTACTCATCAATAATATCCCAAGGTTGAATCTTATGTTCTGTGTAGTGACTACCACCTATCTGTTTGGTACTACTATCGTTAGGTACCGCAAAGTTTTCGGTGTCTACCTGTCCGTAGTGTAGTCCATCATTTCCGTTCTGTCCAATAATATCTACCCTGCTAGTGGCTTTACCACAAACACCCTTATTGAGTAGGTCATATCTACCTAACTCTGCAAACTTATCCTCATCACTGTTCATACTTGCCTCTCAAATACTCTAAGCTGATAGGCATCTCATCAAAGCTACCATTATTAACTTCGTTTAGCATCCAGATACCTTTCCAGCTACCATTGCCCTGACTGCCTAAGTAAGCCTCATCATGTTGGTAAAAGATACCAGCAAAGATACCAGTCAATGCAGTGCCATCACCACGCTTACTAAAGGCTATGTCTCTGTCTTGTACATGACCCATTACACAACTCATGTGCTTCTTAGTAAGCATAGCTCTAGCACTTGATACTGGTCTGCCCATAACACCACTGGTAAAGAAGTGGCAGAAGCCAACACCCTCAATGATTACTGGCTCTTTGTAGTCTATAACTTCCCAGTCACTAAGGTTTAAGTCTTGATAACCAATAACATCTTCTAACACAGCGTCACTTTCTACTGCACGCTCTATACGTTCTTCATGGTTACCCATTGTAAACACCATACGAGGTTGCCACAGCTTCTTCTTATTTCGCTTCAACCTTTTCATCTCTTTCTTGATAGGCTCTAAGAATAAATCCATAGCTAAGTTACCAGAGTCAACATCATCTTTGTATCGTCTACCCTCAAACGACTTTTTACCCTTATCATAGTAAGATAGGCTAGGCATATCCCAGTGGTCTCCAAGGTGAACTATAACATCTGGCTTCTTCTCTGCTATGTACTTACCTGCGTATAGCAAGTGCTCCATAGGTACACCTTTCTTCATCTGTGTGTCTGGTATCACTACTATTTTAGTCATAGTCATAGTCCTCTAAATAATCTATAAAAGCATCTTTATGCGCTTCTAATGAATCATTATTAAAATCCAACTCAAGTTCATTATAATCTTCATCTGTTATATCTTCAACTAAACCCTCGGGTAGTAAGCCTTTAAGGTAAAGTTCGTTTATTAAGTCAGTCATTTCAGTCACCTCTAACACACTAGCTTTACCCCCACACTCAGAACAGTTTCTACCATACCCAACTACTACATACTCTGGGTCTTCCGCACCACATTTGTAACATATCTTATTCACATTTCTCATCCTCTTTCACCCATTCAATAGGAACTTTCCCAATAGCGTACTTAATCTTACGCTTATTACACCACTCGCTATACTTCTGTGTTTTCTTCTTAGTAGTCCACCCATCTTTTTGAAACAGCATACGTATATCTAAGTCCGGGTTACACTTAATAACAGACTCCATCTTAGTTCTGTCACTAGGTTTAAACCACCCCTTTACTTCAATGTATATACCATTAGGTAATCTAAAGTCTGTAAGGTACTTAGCCTTTTGCAATACATGACTGCTACCACAATCTAAACACACCATCTTTCTAGTGGTTCGCTTGTTGTATAGTAACGTTGTACATTCATAGGTAAAGTCTTTTAGGTCTTTGGCTACCCTCTCTTCAAACTTACTACGGTACTTGTTCATAGAATTTCTCTTTCACCAATGATGAACGCAGTTAGCAATAATGGCAAGCATTGTAACTAACTCAATAGCTAGTAGTGCAAGCCTAAATGTTGCTGTGCTTGTCCAGTTTATTAAAATGCTAGTTATCTGCAACCTCTATACTCCCCCTAATTACTCTTTATAAAACTAAAAAGAGCTTTCTTTACAGTACAAGGCTTTGCCTCACGCCAGTTGCCCTTAAAACGATACTTAACAACAGTACAATTACCTACATCAATAACCTTATCAGTATCATGCTCTGCCACCAAGACAATACTATGCACACCTGCCTTCTGTGTTGCATCACACAACCTTTCTAAAGCTATCCTCTGTCCCATAGTCATATCCTTGCCTTTAGACTTAACTTCGATGTAGATAAAATGCGTTCCATTGTGGTCATAAAAACCATCTATATCTGTAGGCATCTTCTTACCATCACGTAAGTTCTTAAAATCACATGGTTGTGTTATAAGTTTTAGGTTTTTAATTGTGCTATCGCTCACTTATCACCCCCTTATATCCATAGGCATCTTCACATCTTTTTGAAGCATCCAAAGAAGCTGCGTATTCTGTACCATCCGTTGGTACCAGCCTTCCCCAAACTCAGATTCATAGTAGCTTTCAATAGTAGCATCTCTATCCTTACTCTCAGCCAATATCTTCTCAGCTTTCTTAATCCCGATTCCACGTATCCCAATAATGTTATCAACTTTATCTCCCATTAACATTTGCATATAGAACCAATGTATACCTGCTTCATAGGTCACATGGGTAAACTCTTTCTTCACGAAGTTATAATGTTCACCCTCTACCATAAGCAGGTCTTTGTCTATACTTGCAATCATAGTGTTGTCTGTTTGATTAAGTGCAAGGGCATCGTCAGCTTCCATGCCTTCGATAACCTCTGCCTTAAAGTGCTTGACCATATAATCCCTTATGGCTTGGTAGTGAATAGGTTTAGCTGTACCTTTACGATTAGCTTTGTACTCACTATCAACTTTTAGTCTAAAGTTATTTTTTCCTGTTAGGAATAACTTATAACTATCAGCACCCGTATCTTTAATCATGCCATTGATAAACCTCTTGGTACTGTGTAAAGCATAGGGCAAAGGCTCTGGTACAATGTTTCCATCATCGTCCTTCCTCTGTGTTGCAAACCCTATACGATACACAATAACATCACCATCAATTAGCAGTTCCATTAGAATGGAATATCCTCTTCTGTACCAGTAAGTTCTTCTAACGACTCTGGCGCGTCAATTCGGTTACCATGAATATACAGTGGTAAACCAAACATATTAGCTTGTGCTGGGTTTTCCATGTCATCAGCATCACCAGTACAGCCATCAGTAATAAGCCCAGCTTCTACACCACCCTTATACTTAGTAGGGATTGGTGTTAGTGAATCAATGTTGTCATATGTGCGACCTGAGTTCTCACCCTTACCTTTAGTATGAATAACCACTACGTTACAAGGTTCGTTAATCATGCTGTCCCAATCAGCCTCTACACCTTCTACTGCTGCTTGGTCGAATACCTTGAAGTATTGGAGTTCCTTACCGCGCTCAGTCAGCTCATGAAACACGTTAAAGCCAGATGTCCACAACAGTCTAGGCTGTTCTTTACCATCAATCTCTACAGTCTGTCCGATAATCTCAATACCTAAAGCCAGTTGTTGTGCTGGTGGTTTCTCCTCACCCATGTACTCACGCTTCTGCATACCTAAGTCTGCTACATAACGTAGTCTACCTTCATGCTCACCTGCTTCTAGGTTTACATACTCGATGTCACTACGCTCAGTTGTTTGTTGTTCGCCACGTCTTTTAATAGCCATGTTAATTTATATCCTATTGTTGTTATAAGCTTCATTAAAGAAGACATCTAGTATATCATACTTTCAAATATTGTCAAGCATTATTTACATCATTTTTACATCATTTTCTGTCTCAAACCAAACATGAGCGCCACAGCTAAGGGGTTTGTCAGGGCGGTAAACAAACCTACCAACTTCAGTACCCTCACTATCTAAAATAATTGCTGTATGACCATATCGGTTATCTTTATAAGTCTTACACGTTAGGACAGGCTCATTGGTTTTGTTCTTCCTATTAGCCTTAATTTTATGTTGGTTTACATGAATAATATGTTTCATATCCTACCCCTTTAATGAATATCTGCATAAGTTTTACCAAAATCTACATCAACGTCTAACTCTCTGTTTAGATTAAGTTTTTTATTTACCTCCTTTACACAATCTTTTAACAGTTTAGTAATAGCTTCTCGATATGCGCAAGGTACATCAAGAATAACCTCATCATGAAACTGTGCTAACAAAGTCTTAGTCCTTTTTAATATCTCCTTTACCCACATATCAAAGCAGTAAGTACCAGTACCTTGGTTAAGCGTACTAAAAATATCCTTCTTGCTTCGTAGTTCATAGTATAAACCACTGACTGGGTTAAGTAACCATAGTTTACCATTCACATTCTTGGTGGTCTGTTCCTCTGCTATAGCTTTTAAACTCCAGTTCCTATCCCAGTATGCTTTGTGTAATGCTTCTCCCTCTTTAAGAGTAGCCTCTGCCCCTCTGGCAATAGTCTGTGCACCTGCACCATATGTACTGGCGTAGTTAGTAGTCTTACCCTTGTGTCTTTGTGCTGTTAGCACAGACTCATCAAACTTACTAAAGTCTTTAGCCTTGTAAGCATCAGCCTGTTCCTGTGTTAAGAACTTAGCCTCAACTGCAATATCCAAGTGTGGGTCGAACCCCTCTTTGTTCATCTCCTCTACATAGTCAGGGTCAATAGGCATCATGTAATGCTGCTTTGTTCTGTCCTCTAAACTGCTCATATCACTACCACATAACTCTCTACCCTCTCTTATAGTTAGTAGGCTACGTATCTCACTACCATATGGCATACGTGGGCTAGGAATGTTCACACATACTGCGTGTTTAAACCTTAGCGTGTTCGTAAGACCTTGTATAGCAGCTATAACGTAACCATCCTCGTCACAGTTCTTAATCAACCCTGACACCAATGCTACCCTGTGACCTAGCACCCCAAGCTCTTCTAGGTTCTTTAACTCTGGGTTCTTGTCTACCATTCTAATAACAGAAGGACATAGCGTATCACCTTTCTTTATCTGTGGTATCTTACGTTGCTTCTGTTTACCCTGTAAATCATAACCATCTTCCACATACTTGTATGTCTGTGGCTTCCACCCCAAACTAGACAACCAATCTTTAATCTGCACTGGTGAAGTAGCCTTTGGTTCTTTAAAACCATTAGGTATTTTGTGTTTAGCATAGCTGTTAAAGTTAATATCATGCTCTGCACACACTTTAGACCACCTCTTACCCGCTTCTGATAGTGTACCATCTAGTTTAAAGGGCTTCTGTGGGCGTGTAACGTCCTTAAACACCTGTACTGGTGGCATAGTAGCTTCAAGGGATTTAACAGCCTTAGATTGCTTCTCAGTGAGTTCTACTAATAAGCTGTTAGCTTTATCCACATCTAACCTCCACTTGTTTTGCTCTTGTAACATGGCACAGTGCATCTTAAAACTAAGGTAGTCTATTAGGCTGTTGTAATCCTCTCCGTACAGTGCAACTAGGTGCTGCTCTTGTAACGCCCACAACCTAGTGTTAATCTTCACATCTTCACTACATCTATGTACGTACTCCTCTTCTGTCAAGTTATCCCAATCATCTATAACTGGTTTAGGTATTCCAAAGTCCTCGCCCCAGTCTGCTAACCCGTGTTTGTTACGTTCAGCAAACAGATACCAACTCAATGCTAATGTGTCGATTAGTTTGGCTTTAATCTTAATTCCTAATAACTTCTCTAATACTGGTACATCATACCGAATAATGTTATGCCCGATAAG